TGTATGTCTCCATCTAATATCTCCTTTGTAAAGTCTTCATCATCCATATAGTGTGCTAACATTCTAATCTCTAGTCCACTAGCATCAACACCAAGTAAAACATTTCCTTCATCAACTATCCAACAAGCACGACACTCTTTACCATACGGGCTATGTACTGAAGGTACTTGTGCCATGTTAGGATTACGATGTGTCATACGACCTGTTATCGTACCATTAGGTATGACAAAACCATGTACACGTCCATCATCTTGTACTGCCTCAACCCACGAATCAATCTGAGCAATCCGCTTTTGAAGTAGTAAGAAGTCTGCAATCAGTTTGGCTTCATGGATATGAGTTATCTCTGATAAAGTTTTCTCATCCACAATAGGCTGACCTGTAGGAGTAAATCTTTCAGGCTTCCAACCAAAGTCAATCAAGTATTCCCCAATCTGTTTACGACTACCAAGATTAAACTCTTGTAATGTTTGTCGCATGAATGGGTCAAAAGTATTTTGTGTAATACATCTGTCATACTCTTCATCAGTCAATCCACGTTTTGAAAGTGTACCATCTTTCTTAATATAAGGTGTAACTAATTTATCATCTACCCACTTAGGTTTGAAAGTTCTATGTACTTCGTCTTCAATGGCTGTCATTTTTTCACGTAACTCAGCAAGTAACATAGTAGCTGATTGTTGATCAAATTTAAATCCATTTGTCTCTTGCTGTTTAATAATCTTAGCAACAGCATGTTCAATAGCAATGCTATCTTTACTAAACCCTATAGATTCTTTTCGTAGCTCACGAAATACCATCGTGTTTAATTGCACGTCTCGGACACAGTACTCAAGCATCTCAGGTGTGTACTCTGTGTACTCCTCAAACTCAATCTTTTTATAATTAAGTTTGTAACCCCAGTTCTCAAGACTGTGTCCTCCTCCACGTGTTGGATTAAATAGTCGTGACAGTATAAGCGTATCAATAACTTCTTTCTTTGATAAGTCAACACCGCCAAACTTTTCAACCATAGGTATATCAAAGCCGACAATGTTGTGACCAATAAGTCTATCTGCTGTAGTAAGAAACTGATATCCTTCCTCAAGTTTATGTGGAGGAAACTTAAATATCTCACCTGTGTCAGGGTTCTGTGCTACAATACACCAAACCTTAGTCGCATTAAGATCATCAGTCTCAATATCAAATACTAAATCCATTAGAATGCTTCTCCTAAATTATCATCAACTGTTATGTCTGCATCTGATAGTTCATGCAGTCTGCCAGTATCACCATCATAAATCACACGACATGCCATTCCAACATCTCCTGTATATCTAGACTTCAAGACTCTCATTCTTGTAGTCCTTGCTTCATCAGGGTCGTCAGATTGCTGATTTCTTTCTAGTGCAATAACACAATCAGAAAGTTGTGCAATACTATTGGACCCACGAAGGTGAGAAAGACTTACCTCAATACCGTTCTCGTGTCCTTTGTTTCCATCGACACGTCTTAAATGAGATACTAAAATAATTCCTGCTCCAGTTTCTTCAACGATACTACGTAACCTTGTCATTATGTTATCAATGGCTCGTCTTTCGTCACCTTCACTAACTGCTGAGACTAACATGTGTAAGTGATCAACCACTACCCATTTACAATCACAACCAATAATCATAAAGCGTAACTTGCTAAAGATATCTTCAATGTCATTAGTTCCAAAATGGGAATGTATCCATACTCGGTTCTTGTTATCACCATCATATAGAATATCAAAGAATTTATCTAACTCTTCCTTAGAGAAGTTCTCTCTTATATGGTCAATGTACAATCTTGCATTAGCTTCAATGGATAGAATACCGTCAACCGTTCTTCTCCAATCTTCTTCAAGTGCAATGATACCAACGTTGTCTGTAGTCTCTTTGATAAGCCAATGCTCGATCTCTCTAGTAACACTAGACTTACCAAGACCTGTACCACCTGTCAGTGTTACCAACTCACCTTGTCTCATACCATAAAGTTTCTTGTTCAATCCCTCGTAAGGATAAGGAACAGATTCTTTCTTCTCTCTGTTATGAAACTTATCACGTTGTTCAGTGATGTTGATAACACCCGATGGCGTGTACACTTTGGCAGACCACCAAGCTTCAACAAACTCTTTGTGCTTGTTGCTCTTGAGCATGTCGTTAGCATCTTTCCAACCGTTAGGAAAAGAAAGTATCTTAGCTTTACCGGGCTTGAATAGCCTAGCAACTTTGACAGCTGCATCCTTTCCTACTTTGTCGTTATCAAAAGCAATGATAACATTTTCAAAGTCGTCAAAGAATTCTAAGCTTTCTTTTATATCGGTGACTGCTCCTTGTGCACCACGTTTAATAGAAACAACAGCCCACTTACTACCTAGTAATTCGTAGGCTGCCATTGCATCACACTCTCCTTCGGTGATGGTAATGTACTTACCATTCTTGAAGAGTTGTTGACCAAACAATCCAGTTCCGGAATAACCGCCTTGAACAAAAAAGTCTTTGGTTACACTGTTACGAATCTTAGTTGCACCAAGTTCGTGTCCGTTGTAGTAAGGATAAAAGTGTTTGATTACTTCACCCTTTAGATTCTGTACTGCTTTAACTCCGTACTTCTGTGCTGTCGCTTGAGAAATACCTCTGTCTGTCAAAGCAATAAAGCTTCCTTCATTGACATTGTCAAGTTGTTTATACTCAGTCTTAGGTTTTGTTGTTATTGTCATATTCTTTCCTTCACATGCTCCTTTGTAATCAAACATAAATTCATCACAGCTAAAACACTTTGCCGAACCATCTTTGTTTACACCGACAGCATCACTACTGCCACACATAGGACAAGGTTGATGTACCTTATCCCAAGTTTTATCGTCCATGTTAGCCCTCATTATTATTAGTTATCCGCAGCTACTTTAGCTTCATTCTCTAAAGTATTGGGGTCGTCAGCAACAAACTGACCTTTCTCGTTTCTAGCACGATCTGTTTCTACAATAGCTTCCTCGCACTCACCAAGCAACTGTTCTAAGTTTGCTCGGTGTGTACGACTTGCGAAGTCTAATGCTTCAATAATAACTTGCAGATTGCCGACCTTCTGTACAATGACAGTAGCCTCTTGTTTCTTTTGCTCGTCTGTAATGTTATTGATATCGAAGTCAGTAGTGCCATCCTCGTTTTTAATAGTGATAATCATTATTAAAATTCCTCATTATCAGAATCAGCTTCAGCATACTCAACTAAGTTGTCTACCTTTACAGCAATCAACTCAGCAAAGCTACCGTAGTTATTCTTATAAGGTTTAATTTTAACAGTAACTTCTGAACCATTACCAACTAGTGAATCTAATGGGTTGCCATCAGAGTCAAGAAGTTTAGGTGCATCGTTAGAAGTACCATCGTTTCTCTCTGCTCTTCTTGAAAAGGTAAAAGCAGGTTCTTCGTATTTAAGTTCTCCGGTTCTTGCTCTGACCTGAGATAACCCAAAGCCTTCTAGCTTATCGGCTGTCTCTTGATCAGTAAGAACTGTCAAACCATATTTATGAGGTTGGAACCTCGTATTAGGCGATGTGATGTTAGCCCACATAGCCTTGCCTTTTACATACTCAAACATATTTTTTCCTCCGTATTGAGTTATTAAGTGCATAGATTATACCACAGTTAAGACTTCTTTGCAAGTCTTTTCTGTCGCTTTTTAAAATTAATTTGATCTCTTGTAAACTGAATGCTGTCTTGCAAGTTATCCCATAACTCGTCCTTTGCAAGTTGCATTTCATCTTTCGATAGCTTGGATAAGATTTTTAGATTAGACTTCTTAGGTATCCAAGTTTGCCAGTAAGCCTTTTCCATGTCGGTCCAAATCCATTGGACATCTTGGTTTAGTTTTTCTGATTTAAAATAAAGTTCCATAATACCTCCATAAAAAAGGGGGAGCTTTTACACTCCCCAGTTGATTAGGTGGACATCCACCTTTGCAATGCTTTGGCAACATACTTAGGAACATTCTGAATGTATTCCTGATCGTAGTCTTCCGGAACTAAGCCATGTTGTTTGAAGCGTTTGTCGATGTAAAATGTACCGAGATATTGTCTATCCCATTCATCCTCAAACACTTCCTCCCAAACACTTATCTCCATCATAAGCCACCACTCTTCATCCGATTCACGATATTCTACAAAATCTTTGAAAGACCAAAAATCTTTTCGCATGATTTGATCTAACCCTATGTGGGCTACACCTCCTTCAATAGAAACACCATCGTCAAAAGGTGTGCATTGGTTATACTGAATTTCATAATGTTTTTTATTCATTATGATTACCTTCCTTAGTCCTCTCGGACAATATTAAAAAGTATTAAGTTGGGGGAGCCGAAACTCCCCTCACCGTTTAAGCTTGGACAGAATCCAAAGCACCTCGAAGCTCTGATGCGATCATCATTACTTCCTGAACAGCGACTGGATTGTCAACAACTCGTGCTGACTTAAGCCACTCGTTCACTAGATCAAGGTTAAACTTAATCTGTGCTTCGGAAAGGACAAGCTTGACTTCGTGATAGTCAAACATAATACCTTCCTTACCCTTTCGGGAAATGGTTTATTTAATCTCAACTGAGACATAACATCCTAGCTCTTGGCTAGAACTTATATTAAACCATATGAATGTTACAGTTTCATGACAATTGTGTGACAAGTTTGTGACAAATTGTTACAATTGTGTGACAGAATAAGTGTTGTTTATAATTGATTATAAGTTTCAGTGATAATGTAAAGCCGGTTAGTGGCACAAGACCGGCAGCTTGTCCGACTTGATGTCGGATACCATGAGTTAAAGGAAGGTATTGTTTAGTGAGGGCAATCCCATAGTACACCTAGTCATCAATTACTATAGCCTCCAAGATGTCAAACCAATTGACAACTGGGGAATCATCTAGCCTCACGATAAAAGTTTCATCTAGCTTTTCAACCACATAACCAACATGGAAATCATGTTCATTCATGTAGTCTATAAATCTACGAAACTCATCTCTCGATAATTCTTGAGTTCT